AGATGAGGTCGAAGACTTATGTGATGAAATAATTTTGGCGGATAGAGGAGAATAACTATTTGAATTATGATTGAATTCAAAGAGAACTGTCCTAAAATTTTTGAGGTGTATCAATATACTTATAGAAATAGACATACTCAATCTCGTTTCAAAAATGAAGAGCGAGATATGTTAAAAACAAGAGTGTCGATAAGTAGACGTATTGTATACAAGAAAAATAAAGAAGGAAAATGGAGCGCACCTTCCACACTTTTAGTAGTTCGAGCAGTTTCAAATCCGCAATATGGAAAATATCTTAAAATAAAATCCAATAATGCTAAAAAACAAAGAAAAATAAAACACCCTTATGATTGTTTTATAGCAATTCAAGATACAGAGAATGGCTACGATTTTTGGAATAGTAAAATAATTTGGAGAACAGGTTCACAAAAAAAGTATCCTAAATATATTCCTCAGAGTAAGGTAAAGCAAATTCACAAGGAAACTAGAGAACGACTTGAAAGAAAGTATGCAAAACTTCCTAAAAAAGAAAGGGATATTAAAATTAAACAATCTTTGGATAAAATTCGCAAATCAGCACCTTATGTTTCAGACGCAGACTACATTGCTCAAGAATTAGGAATTTTTCTTGATTCGTATTTTCGTGATTTTTACATAATGAATAAATTTCAATGTTTATACGGGAGAGACTGGTATGGTCAACCGATGAAAGGTATAAACCACCCTTATTTTGACAAAGTTATTTTATGTATACTGAATTTTTTATTAAAAAGAGGTATTGTAAAATATAAATAAAAGATAGATTATTTATAAAAGGAGATATTTATGGAAAAATTAGATTTGATTGATGTTGGTATTGACGATTCAAATTTTGTTATGGAATTTGATGATACAATTGAATATGCTATTTCGGATTATGTTTCCATTTTATATAATAAATCTGTTAAAAAATTTGCAGTAGAATGGTTAGACCAAGAAACATTCGATGAATATGTTATCGATGTGAATGAACCTTTTGAAGACTTGGAACTTGATGGAACATTTATCGCAAAAAAAGATTTTGAAGAATTTAAGGAATTTGTTTTGAAGTCGGTATAAATTTTTAACTATTTTATTTATATTTCAATTTATTGGAGAAATTTTTATGGCTGACGAAGATACAAGACGATTAATCCCAATCTCAATTAAAAAATTAGAGAATAATTTGTGGAATATCAAAATCGATGCTGGTGAATCTTATAATGTAGAAGGTGATTTTGATTCTATTAAGAAAGCACTTAGACGTATTAAGGCAAAAGATGGTGCTGAATACGGAAAATGTCGAAGTTCCAAAAAAGGAACATATGCGTCCATGATTGGCGATATTGATAACAATGACTTACATAAAATAAATGTGTGGAAATCTAAAGTCCCGCATTCACCTGAGGACTTTAAGAAATTAATGGAGAATAACAAAATGAAAACAATAACACTTACAAAAAATTACCTTATTGAAGGAAAAATTCTTTCAAAAGGAACAATTGTTACATTGAAAGAAAAATTGGACTTTTTGCCTTCTGATATTTGGGAAAAAGCAAAGGAAATTACAGACGAACATGAAAGATTTGAGTTTGTAAAAGCCGAATTGAATAAACTCGGAGATGATTACACAGATGATGAAATTGAAAATTTCTTGTCAAAATACGAAACAGAACTGACAGAATCCCTCACAGAAAAAGAAGTAGATGGACTTGGTGATATGTTAGACATGCTTGAAGAAACATTGGAATCAGAAGATTATGTTGCAAAAGAAAACTTCAAAAAAGTTCTTGATATCGCAAAGAAAGATGAAGAACTTCTTGATGCATGGGAAGCAATGGCAACTGCTGACGACAAAACATTTGTTAAAAAGGAAAATGACTTTTGGAACAGATTTGATAAAATTTGTAAACCATTCAAAAAATAAGGAGATAAATTATGGCAAAGAAAAATTATAAAACAACAAATAACGATAAAAGAGTTTATCCTATTAAAGTAAGATTGATTAAGCCAAATCCTGCAAATCAAGATAAGGTGGTTTATAATAATGTTGAACTTTATACATATAAAGATACTGTTATCGAAACTGTAGATGAATTCGCTAAGATTATTCCTATGCAGAAATACCTTGTAATCAAATCGGATGTTGTAGAATCGAAAACAGAAGTTGTAGAAGATAAAATTGAAAATGATGAATAATTTTAATTAAAAAATTTATAAAATTATTGAAAGTTTAATGCAAAATGTGTTAAAATCCTTGCAGAATATAAAGCAAGGATTTTTTATGATTCAAGATGTTGAACAGTTATTATTGACTCATGGTATAAAATATCAAAAGAAAGGAAATAAAATTTTATGTTTATGCCCCAACCCTAATCATAATGATAAACACATAGGTTCATTTTCTTTTGATACAATTAAAGGTGTAGGACATTGTTTTGCGTGTGGTTGTGCAGTAAATATATTTTCATTTAATAAATTACTCGGTGAAAAGTTGGAATATAAAGGTGATGTAAATTATGAATTTGCTAAATCACTGAAGCCAAAGAAAGAAGAAATCGTGTATACTAAACCAATTGTTTATGGAAAACTTTACGACCCTTTTTATGATAATAGAGTTATGGATTTCTTGCATGGAATCGGTTGGTCGGATGAGTTTATTGAAGAAAAGAGTGTAAAGTATTGTCGATATTGTGAGATGATTGGTGAAAATATTGTAAATGATATTGATGAAAAGCCTACAATTATGGAGAACAGAATTTGCATACCGATTTATAAAGACGGAAAACTTGTGAATTATGAATGTCGAACTTTTGACAATAACCCTATAAAAGTAAAATATGTACGAGGGTGTTCGAGCAACTTGATATATGGGATTGATGATATTGATTTGAATAAAGAAGTAATTTTATCTGAAGGAATAAAGAACATCGGAAAATGTTGGACTGTAAACAAAAATGTCATATCATCATTTGGAAATCAAATCACAGATATAAAAATGCGGATGTTAAATAAAATACCTAATCTTCTTGTTTTTTTAGATAATGATAATGGTGGATTACTCATGGCTCAAAAATTAAAAGAAGGTTATGTGGGAAATTTAAGAGCAACGTTCTGTCCAAAATTTTATAAAAAGGGTTCAGAAATTAAAGGTTTTGATATGAACGATTGCACATTACAAGAAATTCAAGAATATATAAATCATACAATGTCTATTGATAAGGCGATTCGAAAATTATCAAACAATAAATCTGATGAAATTTTTTGGCTTTGATTTTGAACTTGAGATGTTAAAGAAATAAGTATACTATCTTATATTAAGAGGTGAGTTTAGGTTTTCGCCCTAAACGTTGATTGAATTTTAATCTCATTCAATCACACCTCTTTTTTTTAACTATTTATTTTAGATATTAATCATTTTAGTTAATACAAAGTCAGCGAAAATGACTTAAAAATTAAAATTATAGGAGATTAAAATTATGAATTTGATGAATCGAATGATGTCTTATGATAAGACAAAGAATGTAAATCGAAAGTGTGGTTGTGAAAAATGCGTAAATGTTGAATCTGAAAATCAAACTTCAGAATATCCACCTTTATCCGAAGAAGAAATTGAGCAAATTATTAAAGAAAGATATTCTAATAAAGATGAAAAGACAAAGAAATTTATTAGAAAAGCATTACGAAAACATGGTAATAGATATGATTATTCTAATGTGATTTATGTAAAAGCAATAGAAAAAGTAGAAATAATTTGTAGAGTTGAAGGTCATAAACTGTTTTTACAAAAACCAAATAATCATTTAAATGGTGACGGTTGCCCAAAATGTAAAGGTGAAAAATTATCAAAATTGAAGAAATCAACTACCAAAGAATTTATAGAAAAAGCAAATGAAGTTCATGGTGATAAGTATGATTATTCTAAAGTGGAATATGTGGGTATGAAAACAGAAGTGATTATAATTTGTCCGAAACATGGACCTTTTTCACAAATACCTAGTAGTCATTTACAAGGTTGTGGATGTAAACAATGTGGTATTGAAAAACAAATTGAAAGTCAAAAATTAAATACGGAAAAATTTATAAAAAAAGCAAATGAAAAATACGGAGAAGGAACTTATGATTATTCAAAAGTAGAATATATTGACGCTAAAACTGATGTGATTATAATATGCCCAAAACATGGTGAATTTACACAAACTCCATCAAATCATTTAAAAGGGGAAAAATGCCGAGGTTGTTCTAATGAAAAATTAGCAAATGAAAGAAGAAAACCGTTAGAAAATTTTATAAATGAGTCAAATGAAATTCATGGAGAAGGAACTTATGATTATTCTCAAGTAAATTATGTGAATAGTCATACAGAAGTAATTATAATTTGTTCAAAACATGGTGAATTTTTTCAAAAACCTAGCAAACATTTAATTGGTCAAGGCTGTCCTAAATGTAAGAATAATTATAAAGGAGAAATTGCAGTTAGAAATTTTTTAATAAAAAATAAAATAGAATTTGAAGAGCAGAAAAAATTTAAAAATTGTAAAGATGTATATTCGTTACCTTTTGATTTTTATTTGCCAAAATATAATTTGTGTATAGAATTTGACGGAATACAACATTTTAAACCAATAAAACGAAGTTATAAAATGACTGATGATGAAATTGAAAAAAATTTCAAATATATTCAAAAACATGACCAAATTAAAAACGATTACTGTAAAAACAATGGGATTATTCTCATAAGACTTAATAATCTTAAAACGGTCGAAAAGGAATTAACAAAATACTTTCAAGAATACGGAATTTTATAGAATTCTATTGATTTTTCAATAAATATTAAATTATAATGATAATACAATTTTGAGGTGTAATATGAACAATATGACGGATATTTATTGGAATGTAATTCAAGAACTTTTGAAAAAATTAAATTACTATGAAGAAAACTACGCTTGTCATATAACTCATGTTTCACCGAGCGGTAATATTGAATATGAATTTAATTCAAATTGTGCAGATTATTCCCCAACGGTAAAATTGAGTACGAAATTAACCCAAATTGTATAAATTATTCCCTAACGGTAAAAAATGAAGAGGATAGATTTGTTTGATTTGTAACTATATTAATAAATATAATTTTTTCGGAGTGTATTATGAATATAGACAACAATAAATCTGTTGATGAAATTATTTCAGCAGAAGTTGAAAAATATGAAGTGGGATATGATGTTTATTTTTATGACGAATATTCTAATAAAAAACATGTTAGCACAATAGAATATGTATATTTAGGACAAGCGAGAAACCTTGTACTTAGCGTAGGTGATGGAAATATCGGAGATGAAGATTATGATTGTTATCAAGTATTTTTCTTTGATGTGTCCGATAGATTCGTTGGGTGCAAATTTTATAACAAACTTAATGATGCACTCAAAGAATTCAAACTTTGGGTCGATTGAAAGAGATAATACGAATACTAGAGAATCGTGGAATAGAATTTGTAGAAACTTCACCTAGAGGTGTAATTCTTGAAGGTGAATTTGAAGGAATGAATTATTCACAAGTGTATGGTAGCAAGAAATAGAAATAACTATTTATAAATAAATCTATATTACCCCCCCATTGGGTTTAATAATAAGTGGCGGAATGTGAGGGTAATATTTTATGAAAATTACAGTTGGTGATTTTTTAAAACTTTGTGATGATTCTAAGCAAATCGTTAGTTTATATAGGAAAAACGAAACGTTTTCTTTTGTACGTGTAGATTATTTAATGACAAATTATTCTTTATATGAGGATTGGCTGAATGGAATAATTGAAGCGTGGTATTTTGATAAAAAAGAATTAGTGATTTCTATAGAAGACTAAAATAATTTAATTATCTTTTCTTAAACTTTAAGCCGAATTTTTCATACAGTTCATCTTGGAGTTTCTTTTCATTTTTTTGTGAACAATCTTCTTTTTCATCAGTATCATCGTATAAGAATGTAGCGTAATTTACATTACTTTTATCTGCATTGGTACAAGCACCAACGAATGAATCTGACAAATCTTTTCCAAAATATCCACATTTTGATTTTTCCCAATCAGAGTTTTCCAAATCTATCCAATCACCTTGAACATGGTCTACAATGAGTTTTCCACTTTTACTTTCTTTTCCATTATGACCTTCATTTGTTGTGATTAAAGATTTCATGTTATTTTTCATTACCAAGTTTTTACCAATTTTTACTCTACCTTGCATGACCCAAGAAGCAAACGATAAATAATAATCAGGTGTGTTATCCAACGATAATCTTTCGCATTCAACACCATTTCTTTCCAAAAATTGAATAGAACTTTTTGATTCAAATCCATCATATGTCGCTTTTTTAATATTTGTATTTCCATAAGTTTTCATACAATAAACTAAATATTTGAAACTATCTAAGTTTATCTTATCATCTTTTTTACTCATGATGGGTAAAGTAAAATCGGCAACATACATCTTTCTTCCAATTTTATCTGTTTCGAGATGTACCATAGAGATACCAGCCATATCTTTCTTTTCAGCCATATCAATATGAACAAAACGTTCAGCGGAAGGATAACGTTTTAATCTGAAAGAATTTTGTTTTCCTGTATAGACATAACATAAAGGTCTGACTTTATCCCATAATAGTGTTTCAGGTGGCAACAAATAACTTGCATATTCAAACATATAAAAATTCTTCAAATTCGGTACAAAACACTTATTTATTAATTCGTGATTAGTAAAAAGTTTTGTATCAGAACCTGCAGTTGGAGTTGCACCGAAGTCACGCATGATTTTAGCAACATTATCTTTTGCTAGTTCATATAAGTCGTTAGGAGTCCAAATAATATCTTCTTCGTTAAAGTTTTTTACTTCTTCTTTTGTAATAATTTTTGTAGGTTGTGTAGAAGTTCCTTTAAAGATAGGAAATACATTATTTTTTTTATCTTTTTCATATATAGGAAACATCCATGAAAATGTAGGAAGTTCCCATTTTTTATCATTAATGAATAATTTATCTTTATCGTTTTTATGTTTTTCAATCCATTGGTCGGCTAATCCTTCCATAGAGTTAGGAGATGAATCTACAATTAATGAAACATTGGGATTGTTATATCCAAAACGGTTATGAACACGAGAAAACATTTCATCAACGAGTTTCATAACTTTTTCTTCAGGCATAACTTCTTTCAAAAACGAAAGTTCGGTGGCGGACACAGAAATTAGGTTTCTACCTACAAGTTGAATCGGCTCAGAAATACAATCATAAAAAATATCACCAACTCTCAAAATAGAGTTACCTTTAGAAGTATTACAAAAAAGTATTTTTCCACTTTCTGTATATTCGGGGTTGGTCATATCCCTCTCATAATGCAATTTTTGACATTTAGGGGATGTTTGTAACAAACTGTCAAGTCCTTTAATCACAAGGTCATATGCACTTGATTTTGTAAAAGAAATTGTAGCATCAGTTAAACGTGTACTTTCACCTAGTTTAAGATATTGTTTTGGATTTCTATAAGATATTGTAAGAACCGCTCTATAAAATTTAATCATAGCCAAGAGCGTAGATTTACCCCAACCAATCTAAGTACAACAATAAGTAATTAAAGTGTTCTTATTTACAGATGGGTCGAAATATTTAATAAAAGTTTCTTTGCAATGAGGAAAAACTTCTTTTGCTTGTGGTCCAATCCATTCTTCCGTTAAAAATTCTTCTACTGTTGGTGGCTTGAATTTATGATTTATTTTCCAACTGTTTTCAAGAAGATTTCCTTTTTCTCTTTCAGATAATTTTTCATTATGTAAAATTATACTCAATGCTGAATTAATATCTTCAACTTCTGATTCTGTAAATAAATCAGAATTTAATATATTATCTAAGTAATGCAAATCATCTGCTGGGTGCGAAATTATATCTTTTTCCATGTCGATAAGATTATTTAATTCTTGTTGTTGCATATTGTTCACCTCCTAGGCTAGGATTTTTCAATATATACCGCATCCGTATATACCTTTATTCATATAATATAGATAGTTAAAATTTATAAAAGTATTGAATAATGAAATTAACTATATTATTATATTGAATGTAAACTAAGGGATTTAATAGGAAGAAATATTATGAGTTTAAGAAAAACAACAGAACAATTTATAAAAGAAGTCAAAGAAAAGAATAAACATTCAGAGTTAGATTTATCTTTAGTTGAATATAAAGGTTGTGATAAAGATGTAACTGTAATTTGCCCAATTCACGGAAAATTTGATATACAAGCAAGTTATTTGTTACAAGGAAGTGGTTGTAGAAAATGTGCTGATGAGCATAGAAACGATGACAGAAGAACTTCTTTTGAAGAATTTCAAAATATAGTGTTTCAAAAATATGGAAATAAATTAGACCCTTCTTTAGCCAAATTTCGTACCGTAAGAGATAAAATCATAATAAAATGTATTTATCATGATGAATTTGAAACTACTGCCGAGCGTATAATGAGAGGTGATGGTTGTCCTAAATGTAATTTAGAAGAAATAAAAAGAAAAGATAATGAAAAGAAAGAAGGATTTTATTCTGAAAAGAAATTAAAGAAATTATGGCATACGAATAATCCTAAAGTAATTGCTGAAGAATTTGGAATAGAATCAACCACAATTAATGCAATTGGCGGTAAAGGTACATTTTATTCAAAAGATGAGTGTGATAAAGTTATTGAATATTTGGATGATTATGTTAAAAATTTTGACGGTAATGAAGAATCTGCTAGAAAACAACTTATGGTTGATATTAGGCGAAAGAAAATGTCTTTTGAATCTCGTGGATTAATTAGTGTAGTTCAACTTGCAAAAGAAATGAATGTTGCAAGACATGGATTATATAGAACGATTGATTATCTGAATATTCCTTATCATAAAGAAATAGACCCAATAGGACATGTTGAAGTTAGAGTTATCTCATTAAATGATGTTGATAAGATTAAAGAATTTTATCAAGTCGAAAATAAATCTAAAATTTTAACAAAAGACACAATTATAAATGATTATGGCTCTGTTGAAAATTTTACAAAATTAAGAGTTCAAAAAATATTAGATACTAAAAACAATTGGACTGAAGAACAGAAAAATCAAGCAATTCAAAATATGAGAACCGCTCAACAAGAATTAGCAAATGACCCAATTAGAGCAAAACAAAAATTAGACCGAACGAATGAAACTCATATTAAAAATTATGGTTCGTTAGAAAATTATGGTAAACATTTGGGTGAAGAAATTAAGAAATATATAAGTGAAAATAAAGATGAATGGCTTGCAAAAACAAGAAAATCATTTGAAGAGTATTTGAAAATACGAGGTATTACTGAAGAAGAGTTTAATAAAGAAAGATACGAATGTATATTAAACTCTTTGTCTGAAAAATATGGAAAAGAAATCAGCAACATAAATCAAATTCCAAATTGGAAAGAAAAAGTTCAAGAATGTTGGAAAAATAAAACAGTTGAAGAACTAAACAAAATCGTTGATAAAGCAAGAAAAACTCTTTTTGAAAATTATGGTGTATACAATGCTGGAGATTTAGTACAATATCAAAAATTACATTATAATGGAATTATATTTGATTCATCGTGGGAATTGATGGTTTATCTTTATCTTCAAGACAATAATATTCCATTTGAATTTCATAAGAAAGGATTTTATTTTAATTATGATTGTGAAGGTAAAAAGTGTAGATATTATCCTGATTTTATAATTAATGATAAAATATACGAAGTTAAAGGTGGTCAATATTACGATAAAAACGGAATGATGATAAATCCATATGATTCAACCGATAAACGACCTCAATATAAACAAAAATTAATGGAAAAATTAGGTGTTATTGTAATTAAAGAAAAAGATATGGATAAATATATTAAAAATTTCAAAAAGAATCATTCTGATATAATTCTTACGGATTTATATAAAAAGAAAGAATAATTCCCATATATCAAAATCACTTTTCCTCAAACAATAACTATTTTAACTATCTTAATAAAAGAAATTTTATTAACTATTTTATTTAGATAGGAGAAGATAATATGGCACATCTGCTGGACGTCCTCCAAACGCTGGGCGAAGATTTATTAGGTAATCACTACAGTATAATTTTACCAACCACTGTATCACAGTTGGCTGGTGTTAATGACCAACTTACATTCCGTATCACGAATGTATCAATTCCTGAAAAAACAATCGGCACTTATACAATCACAAAACGTGGTCGTCAGTTTGACAGACCAAATGGTTTAAGTGAGCAGTCTCGTGAAATCTCATTCACATTCAGACCAGACAAGAAACTTGTTACTTACAAGGCACTTTCTAATTGGATGAATTATATTCAGAACAATGAAACCATGTTTATGGCTTCTGATAGTGGTGCTAATGGTGAAGGTGGTGCAAGTTTATTCCGTGCGCCTATTGAAATTTGGGCAATCGATAATCTTGATGATAACAACATTGCTGGTACTCCAAACTCTATTTGGACATGTGAAGGATGTTTCCCTACTTCATTAGGTGGACTTGAATTTGATGAAGAAAGTGGAGAACCGTTGACTGTGGATGTAACTTTAAACTGTTTCAATATCATTTATCCGTCAGTTTAAAATTTGTTACTATTTAATGTGTATTAAAGAGGTAGTTTATCTCTAAAATAATATATTATTTTTTTAACACAAAACCTATATAGGAGAAATTAAAATGAAATCAATTCGTTTGAGAAAATCAATTATGGTAGAAGGAAAGATTATTTCCAAGGGCGCAAGAATCCTCGTTGAAAATGAAGACGTTGAAGATGTAGGAACAACTCTCGATACATCTGCTAATATGGAAGATGATGTTGATGTAGCAAAGGCTAGACGTGCAAGATTGGCTAGAATCCGCAAAATCAAGGCTTTGAAAGCAAAAAAGGCTGAAGGTGATGTAGTATCAACAGAAGATAATCTCGAACCAGAAAATTTCCCTGCTGATGAAATTCAGGCACTCAGGCGTGCTAGAAAACTCAGAATGATGAAATTGGCTAGAAAGGCTCGTAAAGCAGAAGACGAAACTCTTGATGAAGAGGATGAAGTTACAGAAGAAGAAACTGTAGATGAAAAGAAAAAGGCTCGTCTTGCTCGTATTCGCAAAATCAAGGCTATGAAAAAGGCAGAAGCAGAAGTTACAACTGCGGATGAAAATGATGAACCTGTTAAAGAATTCCCAGCAGACGAAATTCAGGCTATGAGAAAGGCTCGCCTTGCAAAACTTCGCAAAGCAAAGAAGGCTGAAGACGAAGTTGAAGAGAGCGATGAAACTCTTGACGAAGAAGATGAAGAAACTACTGTAGATGAAAAGAAAAAGGCTCGTCTTGCAAGAATTCGTAGACTTCGTGCATTGAAAAACGCTAAAAAAGCAGAGGCTGAAGACGAAGTTGAAGAGAGTGATGAAACTCTTGACGAAGAAGATGAAGGTGATGATGACGGAGTTTGTGCTGAAAAGTGCAAGAACTAAGTCAATCTAATCTTTAGTTGATTGAAAGACCTAGATGAATTTCTAGGTCTTTTTCTTTTTATAACTATTCATTCATATGCTTAGAAATATAAACACAAAACTTTATCACAAAGACATTTACCTACCACAAGACTTAATTAATCAAGCGATTTATCAGCAACAAAATACTACAAATTTTGTATTCACCAAACATCTTATAGAAAGAATTGAGTGCAAAGACCGTTCTCATAATTCGGTAACTGCTGAAAAAGTATGGAATGTTTTGAGCAAATTAAAAGAAAAACCTATAATTCCTTTTGAAATAGAAACAGAAAATTTTAATGGAAAAGAAAAAGTAACAAAATATGTTGTGCGTGACATATGTAATATATTTGAGGATATTTCTGTAGTTATTCGTGGAAATAGAGTAATTACTGCTTACATAAATGATTCAACCGATGAACATTTTACATTAGATTCCTCAAAATATTCAAAATTTTAATAATTTTTCTTGACATTCTCAATTAAGTGTGATATTGTACTTTACAAGGAGTAAGTATCATGAAAAGAACATATCAGATTGAAATGAACAAAGTTGATTACGAATTTCATCATTATTGGTACTTGAAGGCTGACGAAACAATTACAGATGTTCCTTCTGACGCTTTGGAATTTAATTCATATGATGAATGTGAAAATTATCGAAAAGAACATGATTATGCTAATAATTTTCATACACAGTCTATGATTAGTGGTGATTAAGGAGTAAATTATGAACATTACAGATTTAGTAAATAAAGAACTTGAAAAATCAGAAGATAAATTTGGAAAAGAGAATAAACTTGTTTCTTTGCTTAGACAATCTTTAACTCTGTTTGGATATAAAGTTCTCAAAGAAATCAGTAGATTAAATATTCCTGTTTTTACATATTTAGAGGATGATGATTTAACCAAACAAGGATTTTGTAATATGGTTTTGAATTATCTTGTAGATAAAGATGATTCTACTTTTGGTGATATTCGTTTTACAGAATATAAAAATTGGTTTGAAGGTGTACCATCAGAAACCGATAAATTAATGATTGTTAAACGAGCAAACGGTAAATATGATTTCGCTAGATTCGATGAAGTAGAAAATCATTGGTTTAATCAAGATAACGAAATAATTTGTGATGTTTGTAAATGGCGAACATTTCTTCCAAGTTGTATGAATTAAAGGAGAATGATATGAAAATTTATTTTGCAATTAATGAATGTGAAGACCTAGAATCCCATTTTGATTTAGAAGGTGTATATCTTTCAAAAGAAGATTTGCTTGAAGATTTAAGTGCAATTAAAGAAGATGGTAGTTCTGTTTATTCTTGTGAAGATTCTATGTTTATTAATCCTAAAATAAATAGAGGTTCATTACATCAAGAAAATATGTCCGAACTTTTGGACGAATTCGCTGAACAGAATGAATATAAAGAATATTTAAGATTAAAAGAAAAATATGAAAACAAGGAGTAGTTTATGACAATATCACTTGAAATTCCAAAAGAGTTTGAAGAACATTTTAGTATGGATAGATTCAAAGACAGTCTTGAAAGAATTCGTGTTGATATTGAATGTGCTAAGGTTTCATATCATACAATATCAGGTCTTTATGAACTAGAACTCATACGAATGTTACGAAACACAATGGAAAAAGCAGAAGTTGTAAAGGAGTAGTTTATGAAAAAAAAAGAAAATGAAGGATATTTTGTAATAAAACATAAAATTAAAGATAAATATATCACTGATAATTATCCTTGTTTAGGATTTATTTTAACACAATATGTCAGTAGTGCTATGCCTTTTGAAACAAGAACCAAGGCTTACGAATATATGAAAAGATATCGTCTTGATAAAGAATGTATTATCGTGGAAGTAAAATAAAAAGGAGAATTTTAATGATTTATTATAATAGAAATCGAATTTGTCCAAAATGCGGATTGAAAATGAAATATCTTGATAGAGTAGGTATTTGGGTTTGCATGGATTGTGGATATGAAGAGGATTAAGAAATGGCTTATTATTTTGATAAAAATTTGAAAAAATATTTCTCTAAAAAGAAACGATTTTATCTCCCAAGAATCTGTTATCGTGCTTGGATTAAATATCCAAATAGAAAAGATAAAGTTTATATAGATATTGTAGGTTATGAAGATGATATTTGGACAAAAGATGTTGAAAAGAAACATGCTTGTTTATGGCAAGATTTTTCAGAATTTGCAGAAACACTAGAATGTTTATTTTGGAAAGAAATTGAAGATGGCGATGTAGAATATGTAAAAATCGAACCTTGTATCAAATGCGTAAAACCTTGGTGGAAAGAGTATGATAAAACTTGGTTTGGATGTATTAAAAGTTGCGTAAATTTTTTATTTAATTTCAGAATGAATGAATATAAAAGTATGCGACATCTTTTAATCGGTGAATATGGTAAATGGAAAACTTTTTGGATGAATCCTTTGTGGGATTTGATTTTACCACATAGATGGATTAAAAATTGGATTAATGGAATTTTATATATAAAGGAAAATAGTATTATTGATGAGGATAATATATGACAAAATCTTTACGACAGATTATTAATGATTATGAATTAGGAAAAACTACAATTTATAAGAATGAACATGTTTATATTGAATTATCAAAACAATCGAGAGTTAGCGATAATATAGAACTTTATTTTTCAATTGATGATGATGTTCTTACTGCTACTTTTAAGAATAAACGAGAATTATTGGATAAAACAATTCTGAATAAAAAATCAATGATTTATCCTTTTCAAGATGAATTGTTAAGTAATGATGATGTTGTTAGTTTGGAAGATTATTTTTGTGTTGTAGATGATAATTATACACAAGAAATAAAAGTAATTCATGGTAAATATTTATTATCAGCACACGAAGTTTTATTTTATGGAACAGAAGAAAAATGTAGAAAATACATAGATAAAATGTAAAGGAGAATATAATATGCTATATACTGTAAGTTATTTTAATCCATTAGGAAATTGTGATAATATAGTTCATGTTGAAGCCGATTATGAATTAGAAGCATGTTTGATTGCACATGCGGATTTTCATAGACCAATTACAAAGTTTGATTTATCAGATTATAATTGTTGTAAATATTCTGATGAATATATAATTAGAAAAGAAGATATTAAAGGATGGTCAGAAGAACAATTGGAAAATGCCAAGAATGATGCAATTAAAGAATTTATAAAAGATAATTATAAATATTATAAAAATAAAATGGATGATTTTTTAATGGAGTGTAAAGAAACACTTGGAATTGAACCTAAAGAAGTTTATAATATAATTGAATCGTTGGAGAGAAATAGATGAGTTATAAAATACAAAAGGAGTAATTTATGAATATTTTTGAAAAACTTAGGGTAATCGGTTTAATAGGAACGGTATTATCATCGATTGTTGTATATATAGTATTTACGAAACGTAGTTCTTTTAGAATAGCAATAATTGCTTTTTGTAGTTTTATTATATTTTCATGTATTGCGGTAATGTGTGTAATTAGAGATGCTTTTTTCAAACCTCTTGATGAACAATATTATGAAAAACTAGAAAATATTGAAAATGCTGAAAAAGACTTGCAAAAATTTTTAACAGAACATCCTCAATTTAAAGAGGAGTAAATAAATTGGTAAGTGAATCAAAGAAATAGATTTTTGATAATTTTCCTTGACAAAATTGTTACATTATGATATATTAAAAACATAAAGATTTGATTGAGGAGAATCGTATGAAATATTTTAATGTATCAATGACAATGAATCAGATTAAAGCAACTTACAGAGAATGGGCATTCAAACTTCATTCGGATGTGAATGGTGGTGATGATGAAGCCATGAAAGATTTGAATGTACAGTTCGAATATGCTTACAAGTATGCTAAATCACACAATCTTGTTTCAGATGAAGAAAAGAAAGAATCGGCAGAATCATTCACACGACAGTTTTATACACAGAATGGTTGGTGTGGTTCAAGATATGATTCAAATCTTTCAACAACTGATATCGCAAAAAAAGTTAGAGAGTATGCAAAGTACGCATATCCAGATTTCAAGTTTTCGATTTCTTGCAAATATTTCAGCGGTGGTTCTGAATGTAGCATGTCACTTATGAAATCTCCATATGAACTCACAAATGAAAAACTTCTTGATAAATGGTGTAGAAGTCATACTGAAAATTATGGAAGAACAGAATTCTATAATGGTAAAGAATGGGTTTATGAAATTACAGAAGAAAACATCGCAAAATACAAGGAATATGTGAAGAAAAGTGTTTATGAAAATTGGCAGTTTAATCAGTATTATGATTTCGGTAAAGATATGAACGAAAGAAGTCCAATTGACATCCGTGTACTTTCTGCTATTAAAGATGTAATGAATTATTTGAACTCATTCAATTATGATGATAGCGATTCTATGACGGACTATTTCGATTGTGGTTTCTACATGCATGTTTCAATCGGCAAATATAATAAACCTTGTGTAGTTGAAACACCAAAGAATTGGAAACTTAATGACAAAAGCAAGAAAGAAATGAAAGTTGCATAATTTTAGTTTTTAGTATAACTATCTTCTATACGGAGAAAATAGAATTATGAAAAAGATGTCTAAAGAAAATGTAATAGAAACAATAATTGATTACAACGTAGATTATGACCACATAATTGATTCCTATTATGATAATGAAAATAATTTTGTAGTCAGCATAAATCTATTAAAAGACAATCCTAAAGAAGTTGGCGATGAAATTTACGATGATTTGATTGATGATAAAAAGTTGTTGAAATATTTGAATACAATCAATTTCATTGTAAAGTTGATTATCGCTAATCCTTATTCCCTCAAATCAATTCATTATGAGATATAATAATTTTGATAATTTTACTTGACAAAACAATCTCCTTTATGTTATTATATTAATATAAAGGAGATTTATTTTTATGGCATTTACTTCAAAAGATTCGTTGATTAAGGCTCTCAAAGAACAACTCGCAACTAGAGAAAATCAAGCAATTAAAGGTTTACTTACAATTTATAGTTTTCAGACTAATGAAGAAAAATGTGAAGGATATACCAAAGAATTCAATGGAATGGGATTTTCTTCAATTGATTCAGACATCCTTTCTAGTTTTGCTGAACAATACACTACAAAAGGTTGGCTTTCTCCTAAACAGATGAATGTAGTGAAGAAACACATGCCAAAATATGCCAAACAGTTAATTGAATTGTCTATTGGAAGTGGAAAGATTGTGAAAGAAAACGGCGAATATGTTTTTGTAAAGTAACTATATAATATAAATAATAAATATATTTTTAGGAGAAAATTGAATTATGGCTGAAACTAAATATAAATTGGATGGTATGTATGTAATTACTGATATTTCAAGTTGTCTTAGAGAACTTGGTGCAAATGGAATTATGTACGAAAGTTCTTCTGTTTACTTTCCAAATATGACTGATGTTGATGGTGTTGATATTGAACAAGACAGTAAAAATTTAACATTTAGAATTTACATTAAAAATTCATGGTTTTGTATTTTTGCTCCATTGAAAGGTAGTGAAGTTTCTATGCACGACCAATGGATTGATATTCAATTCCCTAACGGTGATTTCTTGGTACTTCGTCTTGGTGGAAAAATTGAAGATATTGAATGGTTAAGCATTAATAATCTTGATAAAGTTCAAGGATATGGAAAATAAATTATTTTGAGGTGATATTATGTCAGAACATAACTTGATTTTAGAATTTTATAAACCAACTTATAATCTTGATTTTGATTATGATGGTGATGGTGGATTGGATTTACATTTCACAAACATTAAAGGTGAGTTCTTCATGACGATGAATGACAGTTACAATTCTGTTTACATTGAAGATGAAGATTGTGAATTCTCAAAAGGTGAAATGTTCGCTACTGTAGATTTGGGTGACTTGGTTGAAAGAATTATTAATGGTGAATTCAGACAGACTAATGGAAAAGCCATTAGTGATTGGGGTAAACGATTCATCGGTGATGATGAAGAAAGAATAGAATTTAATGGTAATAATTATGCAGACGGTTCATTATTTTGGGATGATTTCTTTAAGGAAATGCCAAAAGATGAAATTAAAGATTTTATGACATTCTGTGAAGATTATTTGTATTTGCCGAATATTGAAGTTGATACTGTTTCTAATAAATGGGATTTTGAAAACGGTAAAGTTGAATTGAAATCTAATGATAAATGGGGAATTGGAATTTCTGACGATTATAATATTATTTCAGTCGACGAATTTACTTGTGACTCTACAGATGCATTTGTTGCTTATGATGTTGCAAGTTCTGAATCAGATGAAGATGATTTTTATGAATCAAAGAAATCTGCTAGAAAGAATTTTAAAGAATCTAAAATAGATTATGTTTTTGAAGATTTAGCAAATGAATATGCTGATGAATATTGCAATTCTCATGGCGGTAATTTTACAAAAGAAAGTATAAGACAAGCGTTTTTAGATGGATGTAACGATAAAAAAGCACCAAAGGGATATCATGAATTTGTAGCATGGCAAGCAGGTCAAAGACAAATTGGAAAAAAGAGTTTGAAAGAATCTACAAATGATGACATAGAAAATTATATTGATGATTTAAGAACCTATTCAAAGAAAGATGTTCCTTCGTATTCGAAATCTTATTATTTTTGGAGTTATTATGAATTTAACATTTCAGATAACGAATGGACTAAAGTTTCTTTAAGCGGAAGAGATTATGCTAAATCATTGAAGGATGCTAATAATCTTGCAAAATCTGATGATGTTGTGAAAGCATATCTCGTGTTTAAAAATCCAAACAATTCAAATGAAAATTTTAAGGTTATCGTTAAGGAAAATGACTTGATGGAATCAAAGAAATCTGCTAAAAAGAGTTTAAAAGAAGAAGCAATGACTACAAAATTATTTAGATTTATTCAAGATTTATATGATGTACATTATATAACAGAAGAACAGTTAAATAAATTTCAGAAACATGATTTTTCTAAAAAAGAAATTAAAGTTTTAGAACAGAATTATGAAATCTATAAAAACTCTAACGAATTTGATGAAATCAATAACGCTATCAAATCAACAGTAAATATGATTAATTCTTTTAAGGAGAGTTTGAAAGAATCAACAGATGAAGATTTTTCACTTTACGACCTTAATAAACACGACTCTTTTGTAAAAGAATGGGTTAAAAATATCAATAAAGAACTTAAAGATGTTTCTATTGAATCAATTGGTGATGATGAAATTGTATTTAGAGTTTGGTTTGATGAAACTATGGATTTGGATATTTTTGATGATATCGTAACTGATTGTATGCCTAAAACATTAATTGAGTTTATGTCTGATATGAATATTGATTTTGGTTATCAGTTTGTGTATGAAGATGATAAATTTACAGAAAATGATTTTGTATTTATCAGATTTGTAGCATGGTAATATAGGAGAAAATAGTATGATTATTGATTTAATTTTGGATAGAAAAGATGGTGAAGAATATAACGCAAGAGATTTTTATTACGCTTGCTTGCATTATGGTGAAGTTGGTGATGATATCACTCGTGCTTTAGATAGTGGTACAGAAAAAGATGTGAAGAAAGCATTGTGTGATTATGTAATTGATAATGATTATAATAAAAACATTTGCAAATATATCAATTCTGTAAATTGGTTAGATGATGATTATTATGAATCAAAGAAATCCGTTAGAAAAAGTTTGAAAGAAAAAGTTACAGTTGCCAAATCATTGAAAATTATAGAACGTGCTTTGTTGGATTTGATTCATGATGATACAATTCAAGAAGAGTTTAATATGGCTTTTGATGATGTTGATGGCATTTATGATTCTGTAGATGATATGTTTGAAGTTAGCGTACATAATGTACTGAATAAACTTCTTAAAGAACATACAATTACTGTGTTGCCGTTTTAATTAAAAAAGGAGGATAAACTTATGAAAATATTAGTTACTAAAAAAGGTGTGGTTGAATGTTACGAAGATGATTATGAAAATGGCGAAGGCAATTATGCTAACGAATGGGATTTTGATGTTCGTGGTGAATATGATTCCGCAGAAGATTTAATTAAAGCAATTGTAAAAACAACATATTTGTTTGATTTTAAAGTAGATGAATTTGCATTTATAGATGGTGCAATTCAAACTTCTGATTTGGTGGATGAAGAATCTATTAAGGCTGATAAGTATGATATTGAACTTTGGAAGAAAGGTGAAAAAACATTATATTCTGCTAATATGTGGTTGCCTTTGGAATGTGTTTCAGATAAACATGAAATGACAGATGATGAAGCAGAAGAATTCGGTTTCAGCATGTAATAAATTCTGTCAAATATTTTTTATTAAAAAATAATTGATTTTATGAAACTTCTGTGATATATTTATTGCAGAAGTTTTTAATTAAAGGATGAAATATGATTGAAACTAATGAATATTATGTGGTGAAATTATTTTCTATGAAATTTAACGGATATACTTATTTATATGCAGAGAATCCTTATAAGATGATTTATATTGCTGATAAATTTCCTTCATATGAAGAAGGTTATGCTAGAATGCAAGAATTTTTTCAACGGAATGTACACAGAAAAGATTTCGATATAAGCAAAAGTAAAGTTTGTAAAATCACTCTCATTGAAGAAGATATGTAGGAGATGTAAGTGTTGAATATAAAACTAATGGAAGAATATCCTATTTGGAATGATAAACCTTTCTGTAAATGTGAAAAGAAAATTATTCGTAAACCAATTGATACCGACAACAAATGTATTTATTGTGAATTGTGTGATTGTCTTATATTAGTAAAAGATATGGATAAGGTTGTAGATGATTGGAAACATATGCAACTTTCGGAAGAAGATTTAGCGGAAGTAAATGAGATTTTAAGAAATAAAGACAAAGATAAAAACACGCAGATTTTGAACAACCTTTTGAAATTATCAGAAATGTTGAAATTTGACTTGTATGGAATCCGTAATAGAGTTAGTAACAAAATTATTGTTGTTGGATTGCTTGATGATAGAGTTATATTTGCGGACGCTACAAATTGGTTTCAAGCAAAAGTGTGGAGTGAAAAGGATGTTGCAGACGAAGTATATAGAATTATGTGCAACTTGGATAATGGATTTCAGATTAATTATTTTGTGGATAAATTATCTGATTTGGAATTGAAAGAATATTGTGAAGTGAATAGGATATGAAAAATGAATTTTCAACCAGCGATTAAATGGAGTGGAAGTAAACGAAGTCAATGTGATGAAATTATTTCATACTTCCCTAGAAAAATAGAAAGTTATTATGAATCTTTTCTTGGTGGTGGTTCTGTGGCATATAGGCTTATGAATTCCGATATAAAAGTGAATAAGTTTATTTTGTCCGATTTGAATTCGGATTTGATAAATTTATATAAACTCATACAGAATGATTATAAGTCAATTATTTCTCACTATGAACTTTTATGGAATGAATTAAACAAAGATTCAGATTTTGAAAGAAAGAAATTGTATTTTGCAGAAATAAGAAAAAGATTGAATGAAAAACATGACCCTAAAGATTTTATGTTTATAATGCGTACAACCACAAACGGTATGCCAAGATATAATTCTGATGGAGAATTCAACAATTCTTTTCATGTAACAAGAAATGGAATCGAGCCGTTTAGATTGGAAAAGATATTAAAAGAATGGAATAATACATTGAATAATCATAATGTGGAATTTATAAATGCAAGTTATGATACATTCAGTCCGAATGAAAATGATTTTTGTTATTACGACCCACCTTATGCTAACACTAAAGGAATGTATTTTGGTGCAATAAATAATAATAAATTTTTTAACTTTCTTCAAAATTTAAAATGCTCATATTGTTTTTCATTTGATGGGTATTGTGAAGATGAAGACTCGACTTATGATGTGCCGAAGTCTGTTTATGACAAACATGTTTATTTGAAAAACGGAAATTCATCATTTAGAAGGGTTATAGGAAATAAGACTGATGAAATAGTATATGAAAGTTTATATGTAAAAGGTTGTGAAAAACAAAATGAAAGTTTGTTTGATATGTAAAAATTTTCAGTTTAGAATTGAAATTATTTCAGAAAGAGCATAAAATCATATAAAACAACATAAGGATTAAGATATGAGCGAAACAAATGTAAAGACTGTAAAGAAAATCAAGAAAGTTGTGAGTGAACCGAATTTTATTGGTGTTGATTTCAGTAAATGTAATGATGTAGGAACTTGTAATGGGGAAGTTGTAAATATATGTAAAGCCGAATTTGTAGGTATGAGTACAGTAAAAGAAAATTATACCACAAGTCCTAATGCAGTAAAAAAAGTAAAGAAGATTGTGAAAGATGAATCTACTGTGAAGTCTAATGCTATGAACAATTCTCCTTGCGATTTCAGTGATTTTGAAAGTGGTAAGATTGAAACACCTAGTTCTGCTAATGTGCCGACTGTGAAAAAGGTGAAGAAGTGTGTGGTAGAAAAAGTAATAGATGATTCGGAAGTTGATTGTAGTAAGCAGATTGTGTTCACTAGAGTTACGGATTTGAATGCGGATGATTATAAGGATTTTTTTACAAAAGAAAGATTTCCTAGAAATGCCATTTTTTTTGATTTTGAGGTATATAAGTATGATTGGTGTGTTACATTCTACGATGTGATGAATTACAAAAAGACTGTAATTGTAAATCAAAGAAAATCTTTACTTGAATTTTATTATAAAAATAAGTCCAATTTGTTTTTTGCATTTAACAATAGAAATTATGATAATTTTATTTTCAAGGGTATTATTTTAGGAATGAATCCTAAAGAAATAAATGATAAAATTGTTTATGATGGTCTTAAAGGATTTCAGATTTCAGATAAATTTAAAGATATAGAATTGTATGCTTTCGATTGTTATATTTTGGGGCATAGTCTTAAACAATATGAATCATTTTTACAAATGGAAATAAATGAGGACCACACCCCGTTTGATATAAACAGATTGCTTACTAATGATGAATGGACTGAAATTTTAAAATATAATGACCATGATGTAAAAAGTTGTATAGAAGTATTTAAGAGAAGTCCATATACTTATGACGCTCATATGGGTTTAATTGAGATGTTTAATTATCTTTCATTCAATGAAATTAATAAAACATCAGCGCAAATTGTAGCGGATATTTTGAAATGTAAGAAAGGTACACATGATGATTCTGACCAATGGAATATCGTATGTCCACCAAATTTGCAAGTAAAAAAATATAAATATGTTATAGATTGGTTTTTGAATCCTCAAAATCATGATTTGAGTAAAAAGGCTGATTTTGAAATTATGGGATTAAAACATACAATTGGATGGGGTGGAATTCATGCTTCGGTTGCAAAGGAATATATTGATAATAAAGACGGTGGAATTATAATGCATCTTGATGTCAATAGTTACTACCCAAGTCTTGGAATTTTTGCAAAAGTATATCCAGAAGATAAGACTATTTTTGAACTTGCTTTTGGTAAAGAAGGTCATAAAATTTATAAAGAAATTTATGAAAAACGATTACAATTAAAACGAGAAGGTAAAAAGAAAGAACAAGCACCGTTAAAAATTGTTTTAAACGGAACATATGGTATCCTCCGTGATAAAAATTCCAATGCTTATTATCCTAGAGGTGCAACATTAATTTCTGTTTATGGACAGATGTATCTTGTAGACTTAATTGAACATCTCGAAGAAGCAAAGTGTTGTAGAATTTTGAACTCAAATACAGATGGCTTGCTAGTAAAATGTTTTTCTGAAAAAGATATTGAAACTGTAGAAAGGATTAGACAAGACTGGGAACATAGGAGTTTGATGGGTTTGGCTCGTGACGATATTAACTATGCTTATTTTAAAGATGTCAATAATTATTTGTTTGAATTCGCTAATGGTAAAATCGAAGTAAAAGGTTCTTATGTAAAAGAGACAAATGATTTGGATAATGATTTACCTATTGTGAATGAATGTATCAGAGAATATATCATGCACAAAATCAATGTTGAAGAATTTATAAATAATTGTGATGAACTTTGGCGATTTATGAAAACATTCAAGTTGAGTGGTAATTATAAAGAAGTTTATCATAACGGAATAAAATATACCAATAAGTGTTATCGTGTATTTGCTAGTAAAGATTTGAAAGATACATATTTAGGTAAAAAGAAAGCGGATAGCGATACTATTGAAAAATTTGCAGGACAATCAGACCATGTATTTATCGAAAACGGTGATATTCATGATAAAAAATGTTCAGAATATCCAATGCTAGATAAACAATGGTATATAAATTTAATATACGACCGTCTTGAAGATTTCGGTATAGATGCAAGACCTAGTATGTTTGAGGAATTCTTTTAATTAGAGATTTTATGTAGTTAAGGGGATAAATTTGCCAAAAATCGACAAATTTACCCCTTTAACTACGGATTTTATGAAATTAAGAATTTTTGAGGAATGTATGACAGAAACATTATATAAAGGCGATTGTCTTATTGAGATGAATAAAATTGCTGATAAATCGGTGGATATGATTTTGTGTGATTTACCTTATGGTCAATTAAAATCTGAAACTTTAAAATGGGATAATATAATTCCGTTTGATAAGTTATGGGAACAGTATAATCGAGTGATTAAAGATAATGGAGCAATTGTTTTATTTGGAAGTGGATTATTTACTGTAGATTTAATCAACTCGAATAGAAAAGATTTTAAATATAATTTAATTTGGGAAAAAAATGTTCCTACAGGAATGTCATCTGCAAAATATAGACCGATGAAATATTATGAAACAATTTCAGTATTTTATAAAGAACTTCCAACTTATAATCCCATTATGAAGGAAAGAATTGGAAAAGGTAAAGAATGTTATAATTATGAACATTATTGTGGAAATTCTAATCATCTCAAATTAAATAAAATAAAGAAAAAATATGACCCTAATTTTGTACAACCGTCTGATATTTTAAAATTCGATGTAGTTCCAAATAGAAATGGAAAATTACATCCTACTCAAAAACCAACAAATCTTTTGGAAAATCTCATCAAAACATACACCAATGAAAATGAAACTGTCTTAGACAACTGCATGGGTAGCGGAAGTACAGGAGTTGCATGTATAAACACTAACCGTAATTTCATTGGAATAGAAAAAGATGATACATATTTTGAGATTGCCAAAAATAGAATAGAAAAGGCGAAAGAAAGTTTGTTCGACATGTAGGAGAATTTTTCTTGACATTTTCTATAAAATCTACTATATTATATGTAAGAAGTAATCCGTAAGTTCCGCTAAAACCTATGGTGCATTTCTTAGCGGAACTTAGTGCATTGTAGGAGGAATTTATGGATTATATCTCTGTTAAAAAACTTTCAGAAAAATACAAAATTGATTTCTATCAGTTTATTTCTTATCTTGAATTTTTGAACATTCCTATTGAAATCGAAAATAATGCTAAATGTGTTCTCATTGAGAATATTCCTATTATTGAAAAATTTGTTTCTACTTATACAACGAATCAGATAAAATATATTAAATCACATAATATTAAAAATTTTTACGAAGGTACTCTTCTTTTAGATTTGCTTAAAAAATATAATCTAAATGAAAAACAATTTAGAATAAAATGCGAACATGTTAATCTTGAATTCAAATATGTTTATTCTAATGAAGAATGTGAAAGATTTGATGAATTTATGAAAAGTATCTCAACGTTTAATCGTGCGGAATTAAGAGATTTGAAATATACTAAAGATGGTTGGATTCCATTAAGAAATATTATTGATAAACTTGGTAAAAAATATGATTTTTGTGAAAATACTGCGTTAGCGATTCTTGAACATCTAGGAATTAAAGTTTATAAACCATCTCATCAATTTGCTTTCATTAATGAAGAGCAGAAAGAAAAATTTGAAGATTTTCTTAAAGGATTTGGTTCGGCAAAAGAAAGAAAATTATTTTTTCAAGAACAAACTTGTATGAAAAAATATGGAGTTGATAATCCTTCTCGTTCTAATGAAGCGAGAAACAAGATTTCTGAAAAAGTAAAAGAATCTTGTACTGATGAAAGACAAAAGAAAATAGAAGAAACCAAATTAAAGAAATATGGTAAACGTTCAATTACTGATTCAGAAAAATCAATGAAAAGTAGAATTGAAAATCACGGAACTTTATCAGTAACGCATCAATATATGTTTGAGAAATTAGAATTTCATAGTTCATGGGAAGTTTATTTTTATATTTATAATAAATATATTCTTAAAAATAATATAACTAAAGGCAAGATTTTTGAATATAAATATAATGGTAATATTCATCGTTATGAATGTGATTTCTTAGTAAATGGTGAAAATATTGAAATTAAAGGTGGACAATTGTTAGATGAAGATGGAAATCTTAAACAAATGAAAAATCGTGAATGGGATATGTGTAAACAAAAATGTATGGAAGAAAATAATGTGAAACTCATTATAAAGAAAGATATAATTAAAATTATGAAAATTGTAGATGAAAAATATGGTAAAAATTATGTAGAACAGTTTAAAACAAGATGATTTATGGAGAAATACATGAAAATATACAACGAAACCAATGTGTTTGAAGAATCTCAGAAACGGATAGAATTTCTATTCGACCGTTATCAGAATATAATTGTACCATTCAGTGGTGGTAAGGATTCAACCGTTTGTCTAAATCTTGTTGTTGATTATGCTAGGAAACATAATCTGATTGACCGAGTTTGTATTGTACATGAAGATTTTGAAGCACAGTATGATATGACTACGGAATTTGTTGATGAAACCTTCAAATCATTGTCTGATATAAAGCATAAATATTGGTTGTGTCTACCGTTCAAGGCTCAGAATTGTTGCTCGTTGGAATCGAAGGGGTTTTGGAGACCTTGGAATAAAGAACAGAGAGAAATTTGGGTAAGAGAATTACCGAACTATGATTATGTAGTTACGGAAGAAAATTGTCCGTTTAATTTTGATTATGAATGGTGGGATAAGGATTTGTTATCTGCATTTTCAAATTGGTTTTCTAGTAAATATGGAAAATCTGTGAATGCTTGTGGCATTCGAGCAGAAGAATCTTATGACCGTTACATGTTGGTTACAAGTAGTTCACATTCTTTTGACAATCACCGCATTGAAAGTGGCAACAGATGGATTGTGGAAAATGAACTTTCATCGATGTCATATCCGATTTATGATTGGATTGTAGAAGATGTATGGGTGTACTTTGCGAAGAGTGGGAAGACATATAACAAGTTGTATGATTTGTATTATAAAGCAAGTCTTTCGGTAGACCAAATGCGTGTAGCAAGTCCATTCAATAATCAAGCCAATGCAACATTAAAATTTTATAAGTGTATTAATCCTTCGATGTGGGGAAGAATGATTTCTCGTGTACAAGGTGCAAACTTTGTTTCCCTTTATGGTGATACAAAACTTATGGGATGGAGAGATTGTAAACTTCCGAAAAACTACACATGGAGAACTTACTGTGAATTTTTGCTGAACACTTGTAGTGAAGATGTGAAAAATCATTTTATAGAAAAGTTTACTACTAGTATAAGTTATTGGTGTA